ATAAGTGTTGCTGTGATCTGGCTGTCAGCACTAAAGCGATCTGCTGTGTCTAAAGACCCAGCGGCCAAAGTTTTAGTTTCCCCAACCGCTTTAATATTGGTATTTGCAATAAGAAATTGAGTTGTCTTGCTAACCATGCCCACAGAAAGAGTCGCTGTTCCCCCCGCGTTACTAGCTATAGCCACTCTTATTGTGACACCCAGTAACTGTGAATTAGTTGGAATGACGCCGACATTGTAGGTAGTTGTTCCAGCGGCGACTTGTGCGTCAATCATAATAGATTGAGACATTACAACTTGACCTACGTTGGCAACATTTGTGCCTAAAGTAGTGCCAGTTGTGTCTTTAATTGTGCCAGCCTTTATTGGGCCAGAAAAAGTTGTAGTACCCATGTTTATCTCCTGTCTGGGTTAAGTCAGCCACGGGATGTGACTGTCAGGAATAGACTAACAATACACCAACTTTTTTAAAAAAGAAAGGGGCCACCGAAGTGACCCCCAAGTTAGGAGAAGGTATTAACTACCGCTCTAACTGTAATACACTTTATGCACCCGGAGAACCGAATACAGCGCGTGGGTCAGAATAGCCGAAGCTATAACGCTCACGAGCTTTAAAGCGCATGTTTCCTGTGTCGAAATCAGCTTCCATGTTTGTACGCATTGGTGAGCGTTCAAAATGCTTGAAGCCGTTTGGAGCATCAGTTTTGATGAACCACGCATCTGGGTCTGTCAAGAAGTGGTTAACAGTGTAACCTTCAGGAAGCATACCCATGTTGCGAATTGCGTTTACATCATTGTCTGCTGTTCCAACACGAAGAGTTGATTCCAACAAACGATCTGCAACGAATTGCAGTTGTGGTGGAATAACCATTTTCATGCCGCGAAGGGCAATAATCATGTTACGCTCGTCAACGAATGTTGAGATATCAATAAGTGAGTTCTCAAGTGAAGTTTCGTTTAGATCAGACGCTACTGCTGGCTCGTTACGGAAAGTTCCGCCACCAGCAAGAGGGTGAACTGCTGAACAAAGTTCAACACCGTCACCGCCAGTAAAGTTTGCATCAAACGCATTGTTTAGCGTAGCAGCAGCCTTAACTTGCTTAGTGTGAGCCATAGAACGAGCCAAAGCACGAGTATAACGAGCGCCAAGGCGGTCATACAAGTTGTCTTCAACAGCTTCTTCAGTAAGTGCAAATGCGAGTGCCACTGTTTCGTGTGAGTAACGAGCAGTGTATGCTTCATTTGCATTGTCAAAATCAACGCCCGCACCTTCTGCTTTTGAAGGTGCATTGCCAAATCCGACGAGCATAACCTCCTCCTCAAACGCACGGTCTGAAGATTCAGTTTCGTAGATTGCAGCGTGTTCGTTTTCGTAACGGTCATATTCCATGCCGAACAGAGCGTTTAGGCCCGGTTCTAGCTCCTTGACCAGTTGTGAACGTGAAATAGCCATAACTTAGTCTCCTTACGCCAGACCCGCAGTGCCAGCACTGAACAGATGGTTGTTGATTTTTACGATCACGTTAGTGTTCGCGGTGGAGACATCGCTATTCTCAGGATCTTGAGAAATATCAATGGCTTTAAGTGGTAGACCCACAGTAGTTGCGCCTGTGCTAACAGCAATCTCAGTACGAGAATTGCCACTTACAGTGCTTCCTGCTGTTGCATCGACAATATCAAAATTGCCAAACAAATCGGTTACAGGAAATGCAGCGTTAGCTTGGATTGAGAAAGTCGCTGATGGATCATCAATTACTTGACATAAGATATCAGTACCAGTTGCGTTAGCAGGCCAGTGGTTTGAGTAAATAATGTCTCCATTTGGATCTACATATTGTACGCCGTTAAATACGCCCAAAATCAGAGCAGTAGCACCAGCGGGAGCACGAACAATTGTTCCATTTGTAGCGACTGTAACTATGTCGCCTTGGAAAATGCTTGTGTTATACCCGGAAGCAATACGATACCGATTTTGCCGCTGTGAGCTAGTGCTCGTGCGGACAGGGCGAAGGCCGAAAGGGGCGTCTTGATTCGCCATTTTACTTATCCTTCAGATTTGTTCCGTGACCCGAAACTCACGGATGATTTACGTTGCGCTGCCAGTTTAGGCATCGCTGGATTGTTTTCACGCATCCAGTCACGATCAACGGCTTCCATTTGATTAGTGGTAACACCTTGATAGTGGTTCTGTCGTTGTTTCGCCATTTCGTTGGGGACACGAGCTAGTACCAAACCGCCAACACCAATGATGCCTGCGTTGCGTCCCTCATCTACTACTGGGCCAAACCATTCTGGATATTCCTCTGCCTGAACAAGTTCATATCCTTCTTGCCGCCTTTTATGGACGTTTGTTTTATCGTCAAATTCCATCACGGATTCGCGAATCCAGCGATGTTGGTAGCCCAAGGGCGCTTTAGGAGCATCTAATGCTGAACCGGGACGCCATACTTTGCGCTCTTCAAGCTCCCGCGTTTTTGACTCGCGTGGCATACGATCCGACATATTAATTTCTCCGATTTTCTAACTTGGCGACTTCAGCGGCATATATTTCCAGAGGTACATTTAACTTCTGTGCTAAAGCGACTTGCGCCTTATTAAGATCTACTGTCTTCTTCCGTCCTGATTTAAGGGTGCGATTTCCGCTACCCGCAGGTGTGACAGATTGGACGTTTTTTCTGTCAGCCTGAAACTTGTTCGGCATTTCTCGACGAATACGTTTGTCGATTTCTGCGTAATAATCGTCACTTGTAGGGTCATATCCCTCTTCTGCGACTAAAGTATTGTGAATAACTCTAGCAGCACCCGTCATAACCTTATCGCCATCTGGACCGAACCAAGTGTTTTTTCCCATCCAAGATTCTAACTTGAGGTCTCTACTTGGCGCTTGTCTCTGTTGAGCTTGCTGCTGCTGCTGCTGCTGCTGTTGTTCTTGCTGTTGTTGTTGCGCAGAGCGTTGCTTTTGCATGCGTAAACGCTCTTTCTCAATAGCAATTTGAGAAATTGCAGACTGAGCTTCCGCGACTTTTTCGTACTCTCCCGCCTCATACGCTTCAGTTAATGCACGTTTTGCCTGAGCCTCTTGAGTAGTTACACGTCCCTCGTATTCACTCATGTAGCCTTTGTCTAAGCTTGATAAACGCTGCTTATATTGTTCGTTTTGTGCTTGGACTTGCTTAATGTACTGGACTGCCGCAGCGGCCTCTTCCTCCGCGTGGCGTCTCGCAGCAGTAAGCTTTCTAATACGCTTATCTACTTTTTTACTATAGCTACCTAACTCGGATTCATCTTCGTCATCTTTACGAACATTTGTTCGGGTTGTGCTGTCATCAGAATCATCGCTGTCGCTGTCGCTGTCGCTGTCGCTGTCGGAAGTAACATAGACTTTTTCGTCATCCAACTCAACGGATGTTGCAGTTTCAAAATCTTTTTGGTCTTCATCTTGCATAAGATTTTTTCCTTCTGTGATCTTTATACATAAGAAATGTCTTTGGGGTCAAGGATTGTTGCAATAATATTATCGTCATTTATCACACGCACCTCAAGACCCTCTACTTTGAAACGATTCCCAGCATATCTTCCTATAAGAACCCAATCTTTCTCTTTACACCAATTACCTGTTGGGAACTTTTGTTGGTCTTGGTATGCGTCAGGTCCGAGCTTAACAACATACGCGGCTACAGTCGCAAATGCCTCTCTATCTCTAACAGCGTCAGGTACGAAAAGTCCGCCTTTAGTTTTTTCGCTTGGGTAGAATGGAATAATCAACATTCTGTACCCAGTAGGCTGTGGAAGACGATCAATGACAGATTTGCCAATCGTTGACGGATCATCTTCATTTTTGCTCTGCTCTTTTGGCTTACCAAACGCAGTTTCCAAAGGCTTAGGTATGTCCTTCATCCCTTTAGGATTGTTTACTTTTTTAGCAACGTGATCAGGAACGAAAAGTTTTTTATTCATCTGAATACTCTATGTTTTTCATTGAGGTTCTGATCTCATCTTCCATAAAGGTGAGACCTTTTACTTGCCCAACTATGTATCTGTATTCGGAAAAGTCTTGCACATTTCCGGTACTTAAAGTCACCTCTAAGTCTTCGCGCTTTTGACGCAATTTTTTAAACAGATAATCAGCTAAGTGCAGTGAGTCCATGCGTTTCTCCCACTGGAACTTTATAAGATCTAACGGGAAACACAAGTACATATCCCAATATTTTAAAAAACACCCATGAACTTCTGGGGTTTTGATATCGAGCTAAACCTACTTATGACTCTTGGCGACTGCTTTTTTATTCGTAGCAGGTTTTTTATTGGTTTTTGGCATCTCAACCCAAGCTTCGTTTTGTGGTGTGCTAGGGTCATCGGAGATAAAGTGACCTTCGTCATTTCTTGCCCTTACTTTTTCTAAAACTGGCTCGGAATAACGCCTAGATCTAAGTTTTTCTTTGTTAACACGAGCCATCTTTTCACGAACACTACTGGACATTATTCATTCCCTTCTGTCTTGTCTGATTATTAAGTGCCGCAATGTCGCGCTGAGTTTGGACACGATCTTCAGCAACACGGGTTTTGTCTGACAACGCTTCTTGCTGCAAGTTTAGACGCTCTTGAGCCAACATCATGTCCGCTGCATCTTGCTCACGATCTAATTGCTGTTTGGCAGCAAACTCTTCAGCCTTGCGCTGCAAATCAGCGGCCTTTAGCTGAAGCTCCTGATTGCGAATATCCACAAGCGGGTCTGTGCCTTCAGGAACAGGCTCAACTGTCTGCGCATATTGCTCAGTAAGTTCAGCAATAAGCATAGCCGCTTGACGGTCTATAGCTGGCTTCAGCATCTGCATCGCTTCTGGGTTCTGCTGAACTTCAGGACCAGCCTGCTCCATAACCAACTGAGACGCTTGTTGTTCAGCAAGCAACCCAATGTGCTCCTGAATGTGACCTTGCAAAATGCTCATAACCTGTGGGTTCATCTGGACAGTAGGTGTAGACATAATGGACAAGTGAGTTTCCATGTGAGCCTTGTGATCTTGGTCCGGGAAAGCCTGTGGGGGAGCGCCATTCATAGCCATCTGGTTTTCCTTTGCAGCATTGGCTGGCTGTGGCTGCGGAGGTGGTGGCAATATGCCGTCAATGTTATTAACGCCAAGAGCTTCGTACATATTCCTGTACGCTTGGTACAAGCCCTGTGGCCCACCATGTATCTGCGGGTTTGACTGAACTAATTGCAATTGCGTTTGAGCAAGAGCAATACGCTGGGCCATAGAAAAAATGTTGGGGTCACTGACCGGAAGAACATCAACTCTGCCATCGAAGTCAGTCGCAAAAACTTCTGGACCAAACTCATTAGAAGGCATGTATGGGTAGGATTGTATTGTCTCAGAGAAAACTTTCGCAAGAAGTTTAAACTCAAGTTTCTGAGAATAGTGCATCCGCTTGTGAATAGCAGACATAACCTTCGTGCCACGCTCCATAATAGCCATTGTAGTGCCAACAGGAGTTTCGCCGCCCATCTCACCTATCTTCATATCCGCCATAGCAGCAAAGCGCCGCCCTGCGTCCACAAGAGTGCCTAGAAGGTTATAAAGGGTGCCAGATGGCTCCTTAAAGGGTAATGGCATCAGAGACGTTCGTATGTCAGTCCCAGCAACATCAATATCACGGAACTCACCCGGTTGAATTGGGCTTTCTTCATCACGGATACGCGCGCCACGAGCCTTAAAGCCAGCAGGTAAATTAGACAACGTACCTGCATCAATAAGTTGACGAAGAATAGATGTAGAGGCTTGCGCCAATCCACCAATCATATGGGTTAAACCAAGCCCATAGAACCCAAGACCCGGAAGAAACTTGTAGTGAACAAAATAAGGCTTTCTGCGCTTCATAATGTCCATTTCGTCGTAGTTACGGCGAATCGACAAAACATTCCCAGTGTCGGCCAATATGGTAACAATGTAAGGAAGCTTTAGGCCACTTTCCTCGCCATCAGGACCAATATCCTCAAACCCGGATATATCCAAGTCCGTGTGAACCTCGTGAAGAGACAACTCAGTAGATGAATTACTAGGGTGAACGCCTTGAATATCATTAATGGTTTGCTGAACTTCAGACATATCTTCTGAATTAGAGCTAGTCGGAAGGTCAATGTCGCTATAAAATCCAGCTAGTTGAAGCTTGCGAACTTCATTAGAATCCATCTTTATAACGTGCGTAATACGCGGAGCAGACGCCAAATCTGTTGCACCATAAGGAACAACTAAGTCTTCAGCATGTACAAACTGACTAACGGCGCGGCCCTTCAAGGGATCAAAGTAAACCTTTTTAAAGGTGGAACCAATCACAGGTAAATAGAAAAGCATCTGATCCATCTCAGGATCGTATTCCTCCATCTCATATGTCACCATGTAATTCATGTAGTCTTTGACGCGCTCTGCTTGCTTAATAAGCTGCTCGTTATTCGCTCCAACAACTTCAGCACGAATAGGCCCACTAGCAGGCAACATCTCACGATACGCCTGTGCTTGAAACTGCGTTACACTCTCCGCAAGTAACGGGTGAACAACTCCAGAAGAACCCTCAAAAGGCTCAGTACGATCTTCGTACTGCATGCCAAGATACTCTAGCCCACGCTTGTATGTATCTTCCCAGTCCTGACGAGCAGAAAAATCGCTGTCAATGTCACCAGTTAAATCAGAAGCTATCCGCGATAGATCGCCGTCATCAATGTAATCAGCCAAATTGCTGTTGAAATCAATGTTTATAGGCTCAGAAACCTCTTCGTATTCACCCACAATCGCAGTGCCATCGTCAAATTCAAAAACACCGGGATCTTGAACCATATCTGGCAGTGTAACTTCTTGATCAACTGGAACTTCAGGAAGCAAATTTATGCCGCCAGCACCAATGTCTTGTTCAATAGCCATATTCATTCCTTTTCAGGTGTTGGAGCGGATGGCGCTCAACCAGCTTAAAGCGTTTAACTGAGAGCATCTGCGTTAAAAAGCCGGGAGAGGAACTTTTTAACACCCACCGCTCCAACCTCATTAGAAGATATCCTTAGAGCCGCCTTTAAGGGGCTACTTATCTTCATGTTTGATAACGATCTTAGCCATTACTTAACTCCAACGAATTTGGTTCCGCTAATAGCAGCACCGCCACCACGAGAGTGACCAGAGTTTTCTAATTTTGTTGAAGGGGTGCCTTCTTTCGGCATTACTTCCTTAACAACACCATCTTTTTCAGTTGTTTTGCCCATTAACTTGTTCCTTTAAATTTACCGCC